AACTCAGCCGCTTCGTTCTCGTCCTCCTCGACGATCTTAACCGAGTCAACACCTTCTTCACCTTCCAAGTCTGTCAGCAACTCAGCGAGCTCATCAGCAGATAGACACTTATACCGCTTAACCTTGGGAGTCTTGACCTCATCGACGCCGTACTCAAGCATTGCCATACTTTGCAGCTCAGAGGACTTTAGCCAGTCATGCTGGATGCGGAACGAGTTAGGGATGTTTTTAATGATATGGTAAACGACAGCCTGCTTGTCTTTCGCCTCTTGAACGGCATCAGGGTCACCAGGGTTGGCGGCTCTAAACTCAACCGGAGCGCCAGCACCCAGGAATACACGGGCCAGCGATGGCATGTCTGACTCAACCAGGTCTCGAACTTCAGTGCTAACGACTGATGAGCGGCCCTCTGTTTCATCACCAAACGGCTCAGCCTGGTAATACTTTAAATAGTCTTCGTTATTTGCGTTGTATGAGCCAGAGTTAGCAATATCGTTGCTCTCCGCGTCATCGATTATCGCTACTAGTTCTCTGTCTGTCATCTTCATACAATCGATACCTTTTGTGGTCGTCTGCTAGTTCGTTTCTGTTGAGGTTTAAAGCCCTGTGCCATCTGCATAAAAGCATCCGCGCCATTACTCGCCCAGTCGTGACAAGGCGAGCGGTTGTGGGTGTCTTTGTCGTCGTTGTATTCGTATCTATAGTTGCTCAGAGCATCCAATCCTTTCTCGCATCGCTTCTCGTCTATCCATACCTGCGCGAGTATCTTACGACCCATTTCTATGGCCTCATTCTTCTCACGAACTCGGGGCACAGTCTTGATCGGACTCACGCCGCCACTGTTGAACTGTCGCTTCCGCGTCTCAGTCATGCCCAGCATCTGGTGCTCGACATCGTGTGGCATGTAATGCGTGCCATAGAGATACCCCTTGTCCTTGATTACGCGACAATAATGATCAATGTCCTGCAATCTGTTCTCATAATAGTCGATCAGCCGGTACTCCTTGCCAACATTCTGCATAAACCAAATAGCTGTATGGTCGTTTCGACCTAAGTCCCAAAACGTATGGACCTCGCAGCTAGACTCGACAGGTATGCTACACACCCTGTTCTCTGCCCTTGCCGTCAGCATCTGCTTGCCAAATATCGCACCCTCTGCCAGTTGCTTTAGCTGGCCTTCCCATATGTGCAGATACTTTTCTAGATCAATCTCTTTCATATGTTCCATCTGCGCAGTCAGCACATCAGGAAAATACGGGTTGTCATTGTGATTAACTCTCTGCACCCATGAGCCTGGCGGCGGATCGTTAGCAATGAACAGCTGGTATATATGGTCGAACTTAAACCGGGTGTTAAACGTCACCCATATCTCTGAGCCAGGCTTACGGACTGTTGGGTCAATGATGTCCCATGACGCTTCAGTCAGGTTAGACGACTCCTCGATCCAGCAGACGTCAATACCCTCTGTCGATTTGATCTCTTCCGGGTTGTACTTGACGCCCATGAACATGAACTCAGTGCCATTCTTACCCTTGATCGACGTATCATTGACTTCATAGAACGAGCCCAACCCTAGCTCTGCGATCTGATCTTTTAGCAGCTTATGAACAGACTGCTTGATCGACTTTTGTAGCTCACGGGTACATAGCACCCGTAAAGGCTCTGTCGCACCGCGTATAAGCAGCTTCTTAGCCACTGTCCACGACTTTGCAGACCCTCGGCCACCGTACATCACCTTATAGCGATGCGGCTCATCCAGGGGCTTAAATATCTTTGGCATCCGTGCCACAACTTCACTCATATATAATCTTGATCGCCGACGGTATTAGATCAGATCCGTCTGCACCCGTCATTTCAATGGCTTTCAGGTCAGGCAGATACTTATTAATTAGCTTCAGTTTGATGTCTGCCGCTGCCTTCAATGCCGCTATATTAGATGTCTCTAAATCAAGGTATCCATCTGACAATTTCCCAGCAATATCAATGATATGCTGAACATGCCCGCCATTGGATAATTGCTCTCGCAATGCCTCTACTCGAATGCGTTTATTCTTAGCTGCTGATGTCGCCGTGTCTCGTGCCATGCTTAGCTCCCTTGGGTTAGCTAGTTACCGCTCAGTGTCTGCGTCCATCTGTTTGATCTTAACAATGTACGCTTGAGTCGGTGTTATTGTGAATTGAATACTGTCTATTTGTGCGTCTCTGATGATGAGAGTTCTGTCGAATGCAACATTAAGCTGACCATTTATGAGCGACTCAAACCCGGCATTCCCCTCTTTCTTGATCTTCATGCTAACTTTGCCAGCAGTAACGCCTGTAATTGTAACTACATTGGTCTTATATTGCGTCGAGATTTTAACAACCTCAGCGCCAGACCCTGTTAGCGTCTCGATTCGAGTATTAGGTGCCGTCATGATTGTATCTCGCTTCCTTGGGCTCTCATATGAAACTTAGTTAGGCCTGTCGCTATATTGTCCTGAACGATCAACTCTAGCTGCTCGCCTAGCGTGCCATCCAAACGGATAACCACGCCTCTGTTCTGCTGCCCGGCAAATATTAGCGTTGCAGTGAATCCAAACCCGCCACCGCCCTTCTTGTCTTGGAACACGGGGTCAATAGCTTCTTCAATAAAATCACCGTTAGATTTGAAGTTAATCAAGTTCTTATATTCACCATTCGACCGCTTAACGCGCAGCACGCAACCATTCGTCAACTTAGCTATTGATCCAAACTGCGTAAAATCCATTGCGCTTGCTGACTCAATAATCAAAGATATTCTGGTTATATCAATAGTCTGCCCAGTCAACGGCGCGACTTTAAATACCACTGGCGTTACCGAACCATTGACGCGCAAGCTAGTGCTGGCTCTGAAAAAGGTATCTGCAACCTGGTACACATGGTTGAATGGTGTATCCATTGTGATTACATCACCAACGACTGTCAGTGCTATAGCCCGCATATAGATGACATTGTTATCAAACTCCAGCGTCTCACCGACTACAATCCCGTGCCCTGGCGATGCCGTGAATGACCTGCTATTGACTACCGTGGGCGACAGAATATTAAACGAACCAAGCTCACGAACAAAATTGCGGCCCACTACTTCAGTGGTTTGGTCTTGTATATAGACAGGTACTCCAATACCCCCGCGATCTGATCGTTCGACTGGAATGTTTGAATAAAGCATTAACTGCAACGCCCTTTAAAAAGAATTGTTGAATTATACCCTATCATAGGTTAATAGCCATTATCTGTAGTTATTTAGCAGATAGTCCATCGAAACAAAGCATGGGTCATACTGCCCATCCTTCACCTCGTTCTTGACCACCACGCCGCGCCAGTGCTGTTTGTTACCCTGCAACCCCATAAACCCTTCATCGTGCATATAGAACGCACCAGCTTGCAGCCCATGTAGTCTGCGGCCTGAGCCAGTGTACGCTATGCCATATTGCAGCATCTGGTTATGACCATTCGAGAAGCTCTGCTTCATGTTGTTGAGCTTTGACTGAATAGTGCCACCCATTGGGTTACCCATAGGGCTGTTGGGGTTCTTGTGATAGTGCGAGTACAGCACGCCATCAATCTCGACATGATGCAAGAACGGGTGAACAGTCCAGCCATACTCTTCATAGCCGAGATCGCTCATGCTCATCAAGCCCTCAAGCTTAACAGGGTCGTCATTAATTGTGCGCTGGATACGATACTCGTGATTGCCGAGCGTGAGGTCCATTCTAGGCCGGTATAGCGCCTTCTTGTTGCGCTTCTGCATGTTGTTATAGCGAACCATCGGCTCTAGCAGTATCTCCATACCCAGCCTTGACGCCTCGATGTCGTCTCGGTATCGCATGTTCTCAAAATATTTGCTGCCAGTCTTCTCATATGATGACAAAGACGGCATGTCGGCATGGTCACCGATGTGAATAATCACGTCAGGCTTCTTTTCGACGATATAGTTGCCCAATGCGCGCAAATGGTCCATTGGCACGCCTTTCTTGACTTGGGTATCTGGAATAAACAAATGTCGCATCAGTCATACTCTGATTATGAATTTAGGTCATACCAGTCGATTCACATCGAGTTCAGGCTCTGGCAAGGCAGAGGCCAGTTGCAGACGGATCACCTCGCACACGGTTTACCTGCCCCGATTCTAGCACTTTTCTATAGACAAAAAAAAGCCCGAACGCATCGGGCTAACAAACGGAGCAAAAACAACATGGCTAGTCTAGTCGATATTGGTTAGGTCTGCAAGAAGCTGTTTAGCCTCAGCTGCTTGCCATCCTATATACATTGACCGAGCAACAGTCCATTTATAATCACCAATCTGGACGCCCCGGAAAGGTTTTGTTGTTCGGTATAGGTCAGAGCGATTGGATTCAGCTAATGTCATATAAAACGCTTCAAACGCTTCTCTACTCATAAATCACCGCCCTTCCCGTTTCGCAATCTCTCTTTCCAAATACCACACTGCCTTTTTGAGATCCTCAACCGCCGCGCCCTTTTCGTCACATCGCATAATGTACTTCACAGCATTGCCAAGGCAAAAGCCCATATGTTCGGTGATCTGTATTACCTCGACGCCACTAGGGTGGCTAGTGTAGTGAGCCGGGTGATTCACGTTGTCAGCAGCAACCACCGGGTTTGCCCACTCTGCCCGCGCCTCTTTCATCTGCATCACTTCACCGCCTGTCAATCGCCCGCAGGGCATACTGTTGATCCACTCGGATGAATCCACGTCTAAAAAGAAAGCCTGTCTTGCTGCTCCTGACCCGAACGCCGCATTATATATGTGTGCCAGATCTTTGCTTTCCAAATATGTCCAGAATCTATCTAGTGTTGTGCCGATCATAGTTTTTTGCTCCGTTGTTGGCCCCGAAGGGCCTTTTTAGTATTAGAAAGGGTTGGACCAGCCGAAGTATTGCTTTTCGGTGATGTTGCCAGATCGTAGAAGCATGTCGACCCAATCGTTCCATTCTTCGCGGCGCGCTATCACGTCACCATGCGCTGCGTTTGAAAAGCCGACTCGGAACATGCGTAAAGCTGATTTCTTGGTTAAGTTGGTCATGTTGTTTCTCCGTTGGTTTGTTGTTTCGTTTCAATGGAGTAATAATAGGGCATCTAGCATTATAGTGCTAGCACTATCGCATTAATGCTTATACCAATTGGCTATATCGAAACGCTTTTTTAGTAGTCAAGAAGATCATCAAGCGGGTCTCTATTATCCAAATCGATTCTAGCATGGCTGTGAGCCTCTACAGCGCGTCTTCTCTTGCAGGCTATAGCTGAGGACTCATTTGTCGATCGCGACCTCGGTAGAGGCATTTTGAGGCCTGCAATGACAGCCAGGACTTCATCCTCCCCGATATTCAATTCACGAGCGATTGTATACACAGATTGGTTGGCCAATCTCATTAATTCTATTTGTCGATCCATTCTATTCCGTGCAGCAGCCAAATCTATTATTGACTGCTGTTCCTGTGCTGTTGATTTGGACCATAGTTTTATCTCATTTAGTGTTCGTCCGCAACCGTTGCATCGATCATTTGATATTTTACACAGCTTAACGCATGGGCTTTTTATCATGACCCCATCCTCATCAAACCAAGATTAGCTTCAAATTTGTCTAGCTGAATCGCCTGATCAAACTGCAACTGCACGTTGTCACGCTGCCACTTGCGCGCAGGCATCGTAGCCAGTTGGTCAATGTGTCCGGCCCAGTATTCGTGATCAGCGTAATCAGAGTGGTCTTTGATGATTTTGGCCAGTGCCTTGATCCGCTTCTTATTGATCTGGCTCTGCGCTGTTAGGTTTATTTTAGGCTGCGTTGTCATTGTTGTATTCCAATACTCTGAAATTTTAGCAAGAAGATCGGGCGTTATTGCCGACGGCAAAACCGTATGTTTATTCTTATCTATTCTAGTCTCTTCTTGCATGACTATTTCTGACTCAGTCATGATGGGGTCATGATTCCTAAGATTCTCAATGATCCCGCGCATCTCCGGGTTGCTCGTCATCGATTTGTCTAGTCGTTTTGCTAGTTTCAAGCATGATATTACGCCATCTGAACTCTCAAAAAGGCCACTTTTGACGAAATAACGCATCATTTCCTCTACTTTTTGGACAGATGAACCCGTGTTTCTGGCAATAATACGGGCATCGTGTTCAAGTTCGAACGTGATTCTGTCTTGGTTTACTCTGCCTGCTATTAGCTCAATGCAATACCAATATAGGCCATAACCTTCTAGCCCGTAGTCGAGCATTACATGCTGCAATCGAGCATCTTGGTTCGCGTCTGTGTCGTGTTTAATCCATTTCATCGTGAATATCCCTCAATACTGCGATCTCATAAGTCATTTGCTCGTTGTCAGCTACCAGGTCGCATATTATGCGGCTCAGTTCTCTAATTTCTTTCTCTGCCTGGCGGTTAATCGCCTCAATTCTGCGTTCTAGGTCCATGTAATCTGTCATTTTTATTCTCCGGTTTCAGAGCGCATACCCTAACGCAGTATTCTAAAGCTGGCAATAATCGATTGGTAATAAGAATCTATATCGTTATAACTATACGGTCGTATGATTTGTCATTAATTTATGCGAGTATTTGAACGTCTAAACAACGGAGATAAAAAAATGACAGTCCAAATAATGCAACCAGAGCAAACGATAGCAGCTATAGAAAGCGAGTTTAACGAGCTGGCGTCTAGCCACAACTTAGTAAAATGGAGCGCAGAATGTAACTACGCAATACAGCAGATATACAAAAACAACTACTCGGTTGGTATAGCTCAGAAAAACCCGACCTCAGTGCAGAACGCAGTGCGTAACGTTGCTGCAATCGGCTTGACGCTCAACCCTGTGCTGAAATACGCATACCTAGTGCCACGCGACAATATGATCTGCCTAGATATTTCATACATGGGATTGATGCACCTAGCCCAAGACACCGGATCGGTAATTTGGTCTCAGTGTAAGGTCGTTTATAAAAAAGATAACTACCTCAATCGGGGTGTGTCAGTAGAGCCTGAGCACTCATACGCCGCGTTTGGTGATCGAGGCGACATAGCTGGGGTGTACTGCATAGTTAAACTGGCTGACGGTGATTTCCTGACGCATGAGATGGATATAGATTCTGTTTACGCTATCCGCAATCGATCGATGGCTTGGAAAACCAAGAAGGCCGGCCCGTGGGCTACCGATGAAGCCGAAATGATCAAAAAAACATGTGTGAAGCAGGCAAGCAAATACTGGCCAAAGGTTGAACGGCTGCAAGAAGCTATAACAGTTCTAAATGAAGGCGGCGAAGGTATTGATTTTGAGGCAGAAAAACTGCAAGCTAAAGAAGCTAGCACTGACTACCAGTTTGCGCAGCTATTGATTGGCCACATGAGCAATGACGACGGTGAGGCCCTGCTAGACGATTGGGTCGAGGGAGGATCAGAGCAGCAGGAGAAGGCTTGGCGGCATCTGGGCGCACCAGATCGACGCAACATCAAACAACTATTGTCCGACGAACGGGCACAACGAAAACTAAATGAAGGTGAAATAGTATGAGCAAAATCGGCGTATCACTTAAAATCGACGTAAGCAAAATCGAAAAGGCACGACTGTTCAAGGGCGCTAAAGGCACCTATCTGGATGCGACAGTGTTCATTGACATCGATCAGCTGGATCAATACGGTAACAGCGGCATGATTACCCAAGACGTCAAGAAAGAAGAGAAAGACGCAGGCGTAAAAGGGCCGATCCTAGGCAATTGTAAGTTATTCTGGAATGAAGGCGGACAAGCGCCACAGGCTCAGCAGCAACAGGGTTTCACGGGCCAAGCGCCAGCAATGAGCCAGCCGGGCCAAGCCGCACCGCTTAATACATATGACGATGACGTACCGTTTTAGAACAAAATAGCATAAGCAGCTAGTTTAATATAACAATACAGCCCTTCGGGGCTTTTTTTTGCGGAGTAACAGCAATGACACAGCAAAAACAGGCGCACAGCGTCGAGGCTGAGCAGCACATCGTAGCCTGCGCAATCGTGTTTGATGACATGGTTCCGGCAGTGCTAGAAATTCCAGAGGAATGGTTCTTTCATAACTCTTCAAAACTGATAGTCCGGGCAGTCAAAGACCTAGCCAACCAAGGTTTGGGCACAGACTTCTTTTCGCTGGGTGAATACCTGACCCAGAAGCAGCAGCTTGAAATGGTTGGCGGTATGCAATACCTGAGCGACTTATCTGAGTCATTACCTAGCGCATCACTGCTGAACTCATTCAAGACTGTTCTATTCAATGCGTATAAGACTCGCGAGATTAGTGCTGTGCTGACTGAAGCTGTGCAGCGAGTTGCTAACAACGGCAAGCCGTCCGAGATTGTCGAGTTTTTACAATCTGGCGTCATAGATTTGATGACAAGTCACCACTCTGGCGGGTTTAAGAAGCTAGGACTGCACCTTGACGAAGTGCTGGCTGAGATTGAATGGCGCTATGACAACCCAGGTAAGCTACTAGGCATGGCAACAGGCTTTACTGAGCTAGATCAGACGATTGACGGCTTTGAACCAGGTAAGAATTACGTCATTGCGGGTCGCCCAGGGTCAGGCAAGACGGCGTTTGCTGTCAATCTAGCTGCTAGGCTGGCAGAAAAGGATGCGGGCTGCTACTTTAGCCTTGAGATGACCGGCAAGAGCCTATCCAAGCGGCTACTGACCAATAAGTCGCGGGTCCACAATTCAACACTACGGTCTGGCCAGCTAGAAAGCTCAGACTTCGCAGCCATTGCTGCCGGCGTTACTCTATTGCACGAAAGCAAGTTGCACATCGATGAGACGCCATCACTTACAACACATCAGATCAGAAGCAGGCTTAAAGCGTTCCAGATCAAACATGGCGGCGTTTCCTACGTCATCATTGACCATATTGGCCTGATCAAGAAAGACCCCAGGAAGGGCGATACAGAGGGCATGGCGCTGATCGCGGATGAGCTACTGGGCATGGCTAAAGAATTTGACTGCCCATTCATCCTGCTGGCACAGATAAATCGAGGAACAGAGGGCAGGGATAACAAGCGACCAATGGTCAGCGACCTAAAGCAGAGCGGCAAAATCGAGGAGAATGCGGATGTCGTCATGCTGCTATACCGCGAAGATTACTACAATCCGAACAGTCCAGACAGGGGAATAACAGAGCTTAACGTTGGCAAGAACCGCGACGGCGAGGCGAAGATGATTCCCTTTAGGCATCAGATGGCTATAGGAGACTACCAGGAAGCGATCGACTGGGAACCAGCAATTAAGCCTCAGGGGAAATTCTAATGAAGAAGATGTTGGTAAGTAATCAGTCAGAAATTCACAATGCCTGCGGCTGGTCCAGCCATTGGCTCGCAAAGGGCTTGGCAGGCGGTAAGCCGGTTACAATCAAACTGTCGCATGAGACACGCGGCGACACACAGAACAGGCTGCTGTGGGCTTTGCTGGCCTGCTTTGCAGAGCAACACCAGTATGGCGGCAAACTGCGCAGCGCTGAGGAGTGGAAAATAATACTGATCTCGGCTTATAAATTCGACCCGGCCGGCATCGTTATTGGCATCAACGGCGAGGTGGTCAATCTAAACTACAGCACCAGCGGCTTAAACAAGGCTCAGTTTTCCGAATTTATCGAATTGATATACGCCCAGGGTAGCGAATGGGGCATCAAATGGTCAGATCCAGCACTACAAATATACGAAGAGTGGGGTATGAAATGAGTATAAAAGTAAATCCAGCAGACCAAGCCTTTTCCAGATGCGTCAGGACAGCAGCTAAATGGACTTGCGAACGTTGTGGCTCAGTACACGAAGAGAAGTCGCAGGGCCTACACTGTTCGCACATATTCTCACGCCGTCACAGGACGATCAGGTGGTCCAGGGATAACGTCCAGGCGCTGTGCTTTAGCTGTCACCAATGGTTCGGTGGCAACCCTGCTGACTCAGGCTACTGGGTGAGCGAGCTATTAGGTGACGGGCACATGCAATTGCTGCGTGAAAAGAAGGACAGCAAGGTCAAGGTTTCTAAGTTGGAAGAGAAGGAGATAGCTAAGCACTACCGGGCAGAGCTGAAGAAGCTGCAAGACGGCGCCCAAGACTTTGAAAGCTGGCAGTAATAAAAACTCCGTTTGATATAGCTAATCGATATATTAAAGGTGCTTGCGCTTATACGCTAGCACTAGTATTGTTTGCAGATCGAAAGAAAACAAACAAACGGAGCAACAACATGAAATCACTTATCGAAAGCATCGGCTGCATCCTTCTAGGCATCACTCTTATGAGCCCGATCTATGCTTACGCAATGGGCTGGATATGAAAACCATACTCGGCGGCGCATTGATAGCCGGGCTGCTATTCGGCCCATTCATACTGTATTTTTTAGGAATAATATAATGGCAACACTTATTAAAAACCGCGGTTATCGCATTCAAGATGCCATACATCAAATGGCAATTGAAGAAAGCCTAGCGACTGGCCTTAGCCTAAATAAAACAGTCGAGGCATTAATTCAGGAAGCGTATATCGCACGCCGACTATTTAAGATGGGGATAAAGAAATGAGCACGCCAGAAATCGACCTCAGAAACATGTTAGACCGAGAAGCTTATGACGAAGATCTTGATGATGCCTATACTCACTGGGTTGAATATAGTGTTGTGCCAGATCTTGCTAAATATTTAGCAGCTTTTGACTATGATAAATTTGACTCAGCCGTCACTAATTTTAAAATATTCGGCGCGGACCCAATCATCAGCTGGATCTTTGAAATGATTACAGACAGCTATGATGTTTATTATGCGTTTATGATGCGCGAGCGCGACGACATTGATTTCAATGAGATCGCCGAAACTTATGTCAATGCTTATGTTTGTCTAG